TCCTCAGCAGAAGGGTGCGCCTATTGCATCTGTAAATACAGAGGCAAATATGGGTTGTGCGGATAGCACATGTAGTGCGGTGGCACAGTATGCAGGCTCAAATGCATCTGTTCTCCCTGCGTACACGCAGATCATTGGCTCGACCCCTTCATAAAACGATTATAATTTTTGTATAGTCTGCTGTGTAGGGGCTAAATCTTCAAACTGTCCATATCGAGATGGATGCATCGCAGTTGCGACTAATTCCTGCTTTACGCGCGCGGTTTTTAACCATGTACGCAAAGTCTTTTTCAGACGATACCGTCGCCAGACTCGTTTAATTGAATGCGATGCAAGAATAAACTTGAGACCTGACCAATTATCACTTTCATCTATTGATCTTGCCCAGATCTCGTGATGTATCATTTGAAATTCTTGAAGAGAAAAGGTGAGTTCATTATCGGTTAATTGAATATATGTCAGAGGTGTTTGTCGCTTTTTTAAGCTTATATTCTTTATCTTATTATGACCAATTGAGAGAACCTGTAGATTATTTGGTAAAGCAGGAATCACTTCAATTTGATTATACTGTAGATGAAGTTGCTCCAAACAATCTGGAAGATTCCGAGGAAACTCTTTCAAACGATTATTCGCTAAATTCAGACTTCGTAGGCGTAGCCCCCAATCATAGGGGAGTCCACTTGAAGCAAGATGATTCGTATGAGCCTCAAGTACTTCAAGATGAATTCGTCTTGGAAGTTTGTTTAGCAGTGTACAATTAACGAGAAGTTCTTTAAGAGTGGGGGGGAGAGTCTGAATCTGTAATATATTTGTATGGCGTGCAGAGAGTTTTTCAAGTGTAGGGGGGAGTCCTTCTGGAAGTGAGCGAATACAGTTATTATCAAGTCTGAGTGTCTTTAGGGAGGTTGGCCAATGAATTCCATCAAGGCGACAGATATTATTTGAATCAAGTAAAAGTTCTTGAATTGAATCTAGAAGTACGAAAGGAATACCATCTTCCGCAAGATAATTATTTCCGAGATCAAGATATTCTAGATTTTGGGGGAGGTATTCTGTAAAAAAAGCGGAGATACTATTTCCAGCGAAACTTAAGCGGGTCGCTTGACTTCGAGATAAATCCGGTTGTGTTTGAAGATTACAGTTCTTCAATTGAAGAACACTCATACAAAAAAAGAGTGTGTCGTATTTAGACCTAAATAGTTTTATTCTTTTCTTTCTTTTTTAGAATTTTGTCGGTTATTGTATTAATATTTGGTTTATCTTAGGGTTTTACTTCTTGACTACCTTGACAACCTTCTTGGTCGTCACAACCGTCTTCTTGGGAACAGCAATTGGCTCAACCTCATCGCCCTCCGCATCCTCCTGAGCAACCGCAGCAAGAACACTAGAGCCCTTGGCTGCAGGCGCCGCCGCAGGTACATCAAAGACATCATCATCATCAACCTGCTCCTCCTGGGCAGCAGCGGTGGCTGAGGAAGGCGCAACAGCCGTTACGGTCCGACGAGCTGCGGGTGCGGCGGGACTCTCACCTTCATCCGAAAAGGCAAAGCCACGGATAGAGTCAGGCAGCTTATCTACGCGAAGCTGGATGCCCTTCCAAGAGAGACCAAACTTGCTGCCGGCAAACCAGACACTCGTGCACTGGATGAGTGCAGTGATCTGGGCACCCTTGACAAGAAGCTCCTCAAGAGAAGTCTCCTCATAGTTGTAGGCCTGCTTGTTCATGTCGTAGGCAACAATGTCAAAGACATCGGATCCCTGCTTCTTGCGCAGGTTGAGCTTGAAGCTCGGCGGGTACGGCTTCGGGTTGCCATTGGCATCCTTGGAGACACGAACTAGGGGCGTATAGAATGCCTTGACGACATCCTCACTGAGCTTCGACTTGAACCAGGCCTGAGAGTTTTCAACACCCTTCTTGACCATGAACTCGTCGAGCTTCATTAGAACATCGTAGAATGCCTTGACCTTCGCATCCTTGCCATCCTCATAGCCACGGAAGGAGAGGTCAACACTGTACTTGACGGGCCCGGCCTTGTCAAATACATTCATACCATAGGGAAGATTCATTGACGCCGTCTGCATGACTAGAGGGCGACCAGTGTAGCTAAGATACGCCATCTTAGCCCCACTATCCATAAGCTTAATCGGCGAGAAAGTGATGTTGGAAGTAGAGAAATCGGTTGACTGAACGACAGTGGAAGACATTTGGAATATATATGGCTCTGCAAATATTTACTGGAAAAGGCTGAATCAAATTTTTGGCCGCGCCCTTTCCGAATTTTTTTTTGCCATTGAACCTTTAATGAAGAGGATTCAGAGCATTACGGTTGACTCAACTGCCGCCGAAACTCATCTCTGCACGCTTGGTGGAACCTATGGTACGGATAAGAGTCCTTATAATGGCGCGGGACATCGCCATCCGTATACTGCAGTTTATAGTCTCTTCTTTTCTCGTTTCCGATTTCAGCCTGTGAAATTTGTGGAGGTGGGTATTGCAGGTGGCGCATCAATGCTTCTATGGCGCACTTATTTTACTCATAAAGATACTCATATCTTTGGCTTCGACCGTGATAAGAATTTCCTACAGCATACACTGAACTTTGGACTTCCTGGACTCTCTGTTGGTGAAATGGATGTCTGCAACGAAGAATCAATTCGTAATGGTCTTGAATCTACTGGAGGAGATCTAGATATTCTTCTTGATGATAGTATTCATGCAGTTGATGAACAAATCCGTCTTATCAAGGTTGGCCTCCCATTTGTAAAGCCTGGTGGATTGATTGTGATTGAAGATGTTTTTCGTGATACTCCCGAAGAAAGATATGAACAGGGACTAGCGGATGTGCTGGATCAGTTTTCAATGGCAATGTTTGTAGTGACAGAACATGAGAAGCGCTATTCACCTGGCTGGAATAATGATAAACTCCTCTTCCTTGTTAAAAAGTGATGCCCCTGTAGAAATGAACGCAGGTGAACTCACACGTCTTAGACAAAAGGCTGCAAATCAGTATCTTGCTCGCACAAATGTGACGGATTCGTCTCTTCTGACTTGGAAGAAGCAGGTTGGACCTACCTATGCCGATTCAGGTGTGCCGCCTATTGTGGCAAATCGTGGAATTAATGCGGGTACAGGTGTTATGGAGTTTGCTAATGGGAAGTCGAGCGACCTTCCTCGTGGAAATGCATTATTTGATTCAAATGGTACGCTTAATTTTGCAACGGGTAAGGGTGTAAACGGAGAGAGTTTGCGTACCATCTTTACTGCTGCGGGATGTGCTGTATCAACGGATCCGAATCCTGCAACCAATCCGAATGGCATTACTCTGCCGTGTTTTACCTATGAGACACGTCAGCGCTTCCAGATTACAAGTACAAATGGTGTTGTCTTAGATAATAATACCTTCTTATCCAATATAAATCTCTGTGGACCGCCTTCAGGGTATTTTCCTAAACAACCTGCAACCTATGGACCTAGTTCAAACCCGACGTACTATAAAAATATCTATGGTGGTGGTAATGTCTATCCTCGTACGGGTTTCCAGGACCAGCTCAAAGATAGTTTCCCGTCGAATTAATCAAGCCCAATGCTTTCTAATACCCATGGATATGCATCAGCTGCATCCTCACTCACCTGTACTAAGCCCATCACTACGTAAAGTGCTCCTAGCCCTCGCAGTGATTTGCTCGTACCTCGTGTAACCAGGGCGTGAATCAGATTCAGATTCTTCTTTTTCCACCATGTAAGATCCTGATGGCCACGAGTTGTATCTTCAGGAATGTACCGAAAAAGACGCGTGGAAGCAAGTGTATGACCAGGACAAATTTCATCTTTTTCTGCAGTGCTCAGACCAAGTCTCCATGACCAGAGTTGATACAGTGCCCTGTAGAAATTCCGATGGTCCCGCACACCGAGATCATGAAACCAGGCGGTATTCAGAAGATATCCCATTGCCTCAATCTTCATGAAGACATCAAGGACCCGTTGATTCCAGACTTGTTCTGGAGTGAGTATCTCATTATAAACATATAGTAAGGGATACTCTTTTGCCCTCAGCCATTCAACTCGTTTTCTAAACATTGCCAGTGCAGTTTCTGGAAGAGGCTCACGTGTATAGGGATTCTGTAGTGACTGCCCCTGCGATGTCAGATGCACGAGAGAACGAATATCAAATCCCCAGCCGTTTTTTTGGGAATCTGCATAGGAGAAGAAAAAGACGGGTGGTATGGATTCAATAGATTCCATAGAATAGACTTCGGTAGTATTATTTAGCATATCTTTGAGATGTACAAAAAGTCCTTGTGTACGCCGCCGTTTATTGGATATGAGGAGCCTCCACCACCGTTGAATTTTGCCAACCAAGAGCGCATTTGAGCGCGTATATATGATTCTTTGATCATTGCGTCTACGATCAAAAAAACGTATGGGACGCTTTGAATGGCGTTGGCAGAAGTCGCCTTGAGATGCATTTGCATTACATTGCGCATCTGGGTGGTTGCGGCTCTTGATACTCGCACAACGGCGAAACTGAAGTCTCTCCATATCCTGCTAAGCCGGAAGTTTGGTTTTCCTGTAAGAGCCAAAAAGGCGAAATGTTCTTAATTTTGCCATTTATTGACGAAAAATAGGTCCACTTCAAAAAAAAAAGAGTATTTTTTGATTCCACCGGTAAATTTAAGTAAAAAAGTGAATGCGAATGTAAAAATTTGAGCGAGACTACTCATGAAAAAATTCGTAGTGCGTAAAATGTCTTCCAATTCTTCCACCGGTACTAGTACAATGAACTCCACCCCTGCCGTTGCCAAGGTTGCGACGAAGCGTGTAGCTAAGAAGGAGACGGTTGAGGTCGCCGTGGTGCCGGCCCCCGTTGCGGTTGCGGCCCCTGCGCCGGTTGAGGCGAAGAAGGTCGTTGCCAAGAAGGCGACGAAGGCCGAGGCCGCTGCGCCGGCCCCTGTTGCGGCTGTGCCGGCTGTTGTTGCCGCGGTGCCGGCCCCTGTTGAGGGTGCGGTGGCCGAGGAGCCGGTCCAGACGGTTGGCGATGAGATCCGCGGCATGGTTGGTTCCCTGAACGGCCTGCGCGAGACGATCTCCACGCTGCATGCCCAGCTCAAGAAGCTTGAGAAGCGTGTGGCCCGTGAGATCAAGGATGCCCGCAAGCGCAAGCGCCGCACGACGCCCCAGCTTGACGAGAACGGTGCCGCGAAGCCGGCCCGCCTCAGCATCTTCGAGATCCCCACGAAGCTCAGCGATGACCTCTGCGTCTTCCTCGGCAAGCCGAAGGGCAGCGAGATGAGCCGCTCCAACGTCACGAAGGCGGTCACGACGTACATCAAGGAGAAGGGCCTCAAGAACAAGCACGACATCAAGCCTGATGCCCCGCTCAAGAAGCTGCTTGGCGTTGCGGACACGGAGGGTCTGACGTACTTCAACCTCCAGCGCTACCTCAACAAGCACTACGTCAAGGTGCCGAAGGCGGAGGCCGTTGTCCCGAAGGCGTAAATGGTTTGAGAAATAAACATAAAAACGAAAAGAAAAAAAGATGCAAAATCTTTATAAAAGAATACAAAAATAGAAAAGCAGAGAAAACTTATAAGAGTTGTCATACGTATAAGTAAGATACTTATGACTTAGTAAGATATTAAATACCAAAATTAAATGCCTACGGCAAAAAAAATTAAATAAAACTAATATTTAATTTTTTTATGATGAGAGTTTAGTATGGAGAGTGATCCTCCATTAGTTTATACTGAAAATCGCCTTCTTAAATTTATAGAAAAAGCCAAAGCAAAACACGGTGATAAATATAATTATTCAAAAGTTAAACTAATTAATAATACACAGCATATAATTATAGGATGTAAACTACATGGAGATTTTAATCAAACACCAATTAATCATTTAAATACAAATGGATGTAATAAATGTGGAATAAATGCTCGTATTGGTATTAAAAAAACTATACTTCGAAAAGATTCTAAACCTTTTCTTAAAATATTTGATGAATTTATAAAAAAGGCAACAGAGATTCATAAAGATAAATATGATTATTCAAAGTCCAATTCAACTTTTGAGAATGAAAAAATAACAATTATATGCAAAGAGCATGGTGAATTTACTCAAACTATTAAAAATCATTTAAATGGACACGGTTGTAAAGAATGTGGAAAAATAAAATCAAATTCATGTCTAGTAAAACCGCTTTCTACTGAAGAATTCATAAGGCGTTCAAAAGACAAACATGGAAATTTATATGATTATTCAAATACAATCTATTTAACATCCGCAGAAAAGGTAAAAATACTTTGCAAAACACATGGAGAATTTGAATTAGAACCGCGAAAGCATTATGTACTTGGATATGGATGTCCAATTTGTTCTGGATGTGGTGTCTCATTTGCTCAACTTAGTTGGTTACAATATATTGAAACTACAACAAATAATGAAATTATCTATAAAGGCGGAAAATATAATAAAGAAGAAACATTTAGATTTAATTTAAAACTTTATCGTGTAGATGGATTCTGCAAAGAAACAAAAACAATTTATGAATTTCTTGGTTGTTGGTATCACGGATGTCTAAGGTGTAGAAATGAAAATATTATTCATCCATGGAGTAAGAAAACAATGAAACAACTTTATCAAGAATGTATTGATAGAAAATCTATTTTTGAAGAAAATGGATATAAAGTTATCTATATGTGGGAATGCGATTGGAAAAAACAAAATCAATAAAGTGCGTTCAAATCTATATTTTTATATATCCGATAAAAGTGGAGGAAACTCTAATGGACGCATAGCGCAGTGGTAGTTCGCGTTGAGCTGTTAACTCAAAGGTCGCCAGTTCGATCCTGGCTGTGTCCGAACTTCTCTTTTTTTGATTTGTTTTCCAAAGCAAAAAGAGAGATGTGGGGTGTAGTTCTTGGTGTTCTTCTTGGAATTGTAGTTACTTTACTTGTAATTAATCTACTGCGTACTCGAGTACAGCCGCAGACTATTTTTGAAGAGATTCCAGTTGAAGCGCCGTATTATTTTGTTCCATTAGCCTTTGGAGCCTATGGTGGCTACGGTTCTGGTGGATATAGTGGTGGTATTGGACATCATGGAGGTCATGGCGGTGGTGGTCATGGTGGTGGTGGTCATGGTGGAGGTGGTCATGGACACTAAAGATACGGAATTATCCATTTATTAAGCCGCTTCATTTCAAGAATCTTCGCGTTTCCCACACGATGATTATAATGTAATAAAAGTGCACCTGGTAGTTCTTCTAGTGTATCAATGTATGCTCCATTTGGGTAAAGGCCCCGCGGTAAGGTGACATACGGAATCTTTTTTGCCTGTAGTTGTTTATTCACCCATACCTGATCATCGCGAACCTCCAACCATTCTTGCTGGTTTGCGGTATTAAAAATCCCCTGATCATGTCCGTGAGCCCACGCAATGAATCCTGTACAGACATTTGTACAACCCGTTGAAGTACAAGGACCCCGTTCTCTCTGGTCGCACTGAAATAGAATCACTTCAGGTGCCACAGTAAGACGCATTGTAAGTTCCGGAAGAAAATCATTAAAAAGGGTTATGTCTCCATCCATGTAGACACAACGCTTTATTTTCGGGTTCTGTGCAAATTCATGGGCAATCAGCAATTTAATCTGATTATAGCGTTGAAACTGCGGACTCCCCCAGCGGCTTATTCCAATCTCTTGTGTTCTCGGTGCATTCGTAAAAAGTATTACAGGTAGACTTTCATTGCGAAAAAAAGTATAACTTTCCCGATCTGCAGCCACTACAAGAAGTCGCCAGGGGCACTTAGCCTTTTGAATTGTTCGAATTAGATTTAATGTTAAATACTTATATCCATTTGTTGTCATTGTCCAGAGCAGTGTCTCATTATAGAGATACGGTTCAGGATTCATTTCAATGACTTCAATGATAGTGTTTAGACCTTTTCAAGCACAGGTATGGTAAGACGAGAAGACATTACATGAGAAGTACCCGTGCTAATCGGTACACGAAGTCCAAGACGCTCGTAAGCGTGCTCGCGACCAAGTGTGTATCTCCATGCAAAATCTTCAGGCTTTGACACACCATAGAATGCCCGTAAAACTCGGTGTTGCGCACTCATCCATCGCAGCTGTTTTTTCATGAGCTTGACGGCCAGCTCGAGATCACCCTTTGAAGCAAGTGCAACGAGCACCCATTCGGCCCACGACTCTGTTTCTGCCTCCATGTGTGGGAGCGATGCGAGTCGATCACTGCAAGAAGCATGAAAGAGCTCATGAAGTAGAACACGGGTGCATTCCTCCTCTCTATAGATAACAATACGGTTCTGTTTACAAGGAACTGTATATCCACCATTTACATGCTCTGGGCCCACGGGCTGACCAGGCGCAGGCAGTATTCTCGGTATAGGCGCAGCAAATAAGCCGACACGCCAAGGCGTGGCCCATTGACCATATAATTGAAAGATATAGCCCCAAGTCCTCCAGACATCGGGACACGGTCTGCTCGCTTCATGAAGAATAATCACTTTGGCTGATAAGCATGTCTTACAAACAAGGCGCACTGTGCCGGCCCTATATCCTTGCCACATCTTGCTACGTAGATGAAGAGGATCAAACGGGCTTTCGTCTTCCGCCTCGCGCTTTAGCCACTCCAGGTCGTCCTGCTGCGGCGGCTCCTGTATCCACTGCAGGGGCGGCTCGCTGAGTTGCAGTTGTACTGTGTCCACTAGTATCCGCAGCAGTGGCGGTACTCTGAGGCCTTGCATCCTCCTCTGATAAGGCTCCAGAAAGTGCTTCGCGCATACGAATAAATGTACTCTCCCAGGCCATCGGAATACGATAACTAGGAATAGTTTGACCCGCTGCGGAGCCCTCCTGCTTTGCCAGAATTCTGAGTGCCTCAAGGCGATGGGACTCTGATAAAGGAAGTCGCAGACAGGAGATCATCAAATGATGAAGACATTCAATCCATCGGATATTCCGAATCAGACATTCGTAGATAAAGGTACGAATACCGGCAACTTCATCCAACGTCGGCTTTGTAGGACGAGCAAGTCGCCGCACTGCCTGATCAAAGAGTGTCTGCGGGTCAAAGAGCGCAGAAGGATTACCTCCTGCCACTAGAATCCGCTCCTTAATTTTTTCATAGGCACGGTCGGGTCCACCCACGGCAATCTCCCTGAAATGATGCGCAATGCGAATGGGAAGTGGATGCTCTGAGGTACACCAAATACTTATATCAGATCCATCCTGCTCTAGAAGACTCTGTAGAATGACGCACGATTCTGTACTCAGTAGATGAGCATGATAAAAGACAAGAATACGCTTCTCAGCCTGCTCTTTTCCAGAGAGTACATGTGAGCCCTTACCAAGACGTTCAAGAATAGGCTTGAGGATATGACGATCCTGTAGACTCATTCGGGAGACATCAAAACCAAAATGTATCATTGATGTTTCAAAAGGAATCTGGTCTTTCGATGCAATTGTCGTGACTTCATCGTCTTCACCTCCATCATCCTCCTTTGGTTTCTCGAGACTCCAGAGTTTTGTAATGATTTTTAGGACGACTCCACGGGCTGCCGCGCGTTTGTAAAGTTCTTGATGGATTGTGTGTCGTTTTCCTGAACCAGGCGGGCCTCGCCAACTGAGATGCATCTTCCTGGGTCTAAACTTGTTAAACCTTTACACCCAGAATGGAGTGGTGCGTGCCGTTGCAAAAACTCGAACTTGGAAAAATACATCACGGTGGCCTTGTGACACGTGTAAATCGTGAAAAGAAGCCAATGGTGCCACTATCGTATATTGACGGCCAAGTGACAATGCCTATACTAACAATTCTTTTACCGCATCTCTTAATTGATTCCTATAATCCTGCAAACGGTCGTCTTGAACTCGCCATGACCACCAACTGGGTCTCGAGCAAACTCACTGCAGTTCAAACAAGTCTTCTTGAAGTTATTTGCGCCAGCCAAGTGGCTTGGTTCGGAGCAAATAAGTTTACACGTGAGGAGGTATATCGCCTCTTTCAACCGATGGTTGAAGGAAATAAGTTGCATTTGTATTGTCCATCAACTCTTCAAGAGAAGCGAAAGGGAATGCACGGGATTCGTATCTGGAAGGATGGTGCCTGGACGGAAGATGTACAACCGGGGCTCATTACACGCGGTCAAATTGTGCGTGTCACACTGCAGATTCAGGGGATTAGTCTTCAAATGGGAGTTAATGACACTTTCTGGACAGGTCGGGCACGTCTTCAACATCGGATTCTAGGAATTCTCATACAGGCTCCTCGGACACCTGAATGCCTTATTCAATCTTCTGAAGAACTGATGCACTGACTGAAATCAGTGAAATCTCCATGTTTACGAAAAGCATGAAAAGGGCGAACGGTACGAAGATATCGGGATCCGTACGGATATACATATAACTGAAAATACCGAGCATGAGAACCAGAGCAAATGTCACTCCAAAGATGATTCCCATATTCTTTTGAATGTCATTCAGGTTGTCCTTGCTGCCGGCAAATTGGCCGACCGCATAGATTACGTATCCTAGGCCTGTAAGAATAATGGCTAAAAGTATCATTTGAAAGATTTGTGTAGGCGTCATGATCCCGTTCCTACTGATGTAGGTGAAAAGGATACTTTAGGGCGGATAGCGGCAGCGACCGATGAAGTAATTGCGAGTGCCGGCGCAATCAGAGAGCCAACAGTTGTCTGTGCACTCGAAAGTGTAAAAATAACAAACATTGCAAAAACAAGTAGAAGAATTAAGAGAGGAGTGAAAATATACGACCAAAAGCGGACCATTGAGTACGCCATCCTGTGGAGTATGACGATTTGAATCTGACACTTCAATAGGATGGTCGGGGTCAGAAAAACCAGACGACTCAAAAAAATGGGTTCAGAACAGTATAGACCGGGACCCTGTCAATGTCGGCCACGTGTTGGAAAAAAGCGTCCGGCTCACGGATGTATCCCTGCGTCTGAATTACAGAAAATTGCCTCGAAGGTTTTGGGTTCTGCGACAGTTGTAAGAAGTCAAGTTGGTGGAGTCGCGGCGGTCGCCCTTCGGAAACAACTTGAACAAGAGATAGGTGTGCATCCAATCCAGGAATACTCCTTTGTACACGCTCTGCCTATTGATGAGTCTGAGAAGCAACGCCTTGTGAAGGACTATTTACGCCCCCCTCAACCTGAAGCGTGGCGTGCAGATCCTGATAAGTGGCTTGACAGTACTAACATTGAGCACGTCATGAAGCAGTATGAAGAAGATGTGGCCGATTTTAAGTTCCTCGGCCCCTATCCGATCGATTTTGCAGCACCCGACCCGTACAATAAAACCAAGACTAAGTGTCTTATTAGTGAAATGTGTAGTCTTGATATGGCCGGATTAAAAGCCGCTGGAAAGTCAAAGATTGGTATAATTTACAATCTTGATCCTCACAACAAAGGCGGCAGCCACTGGGTGGGCAACTACGTTGATTTGAAGAAGAAGGTATGCTACTATTTTGACTCATACGGCATGGAGGTTCCTGGCCAAATTGAAAAATTCATGCAGTGGCTGACACTGCAGGATCCTGCTATGAAACTCGCTTACAATGCCCGTCGTTTCCAGATGAAAGATTCTGAATGTGGAATGTACAGCATGTATTTTATTATTCGGATGCTGATGGGAGAAGATTTCCGTCCTTTCTGCCGTCGGGCACCTCGTGATGGCGAAATGTTGATGCTTCGGTCATGGCTTTTTAGTACGTGAGTTTAGAGCTGCCGACGATAAATCGTAGAGTGATGTAGATGTCGGCGCCTATAAAGGAACAGTTTTTCAGCGAACGCAATGAGCAAATGTTGGACAGATTACTGTACGACCACGTTCAACGTCGCAGTGGCATGAGCCTTGATGACCGCCAGAAACAGAGGCTTGTGAAGACTGTAAAGCATTATATGGGTGAAGTGTATCGTGTGAATTCGACTCAGAACATACAGTATTTGAACAAGGAGACACTCGCCGCTGTACTTCCCGACTACACGGCCTATCTCGATCGAGGCCGCGAAGTGGAGATGAGTGAAAAGACAGAAGTTGAAATTGTGACTAGCTCAGATCCTCTTCGCCAAGATGTTGGAACACGCTTTGCTCTCATGCAGGACTCACGCAATACTGCGAAAGCCGCCCCTCCTGCTCCGCCCGATTTTCGGATTCCTCTTGAAGAAGATAATACCTCTTCTGCGGCAAGCCTCTTTGAGCAGGCTAAAAAGCAGCGTGAGGCTGAGGCTGCTCGCACGGCGCTTGCTGTTCAGGAGCAGATTCGCCCTCGTGAGGCCGGTGCAATCGCTAAGCCGAGAACACTCGAGAATGAGATTACAACAATGACAGTACCTCCGGATATGCGTGCACTCTTTGGTATGCAATCAGTGGGTCGCTCATCGTATGAGCCGCAGGGGCTGGCGCAAGCGAATCCGACAATCGCAGTCCCGACCGTGCGTGCAGAGAGACCTGTGCTTCCCCAGGACTTCCTGCAAAAGGAGGAGGACGTGCTTAATTATAAGGAGAATGAGTACAATCTCTTCTGCTACAGTGCTGACCGTGACTGGACAGTCAACACAGGTGAAAGTCGCTACAATTTCAGTGTTCTCTTCAATCCTGGAAATGTGACAACAAATAACGGTGTCCGTGCAAATACGTCAACACAGGTCAAGTTCCGCAATATTGTGCGTATTGAACTTGTAAAGGCGCTTGTACCTGTTGAAGGAATTGATGTACTGATTGATAAGGGGTATGCCAGCTCTACAGCCTTCAACCAGACAATTGTAAACACAAATGTGCTATCCTTTCCGTATCTGATGGTGCGTGTGCCTGAACTCGATACGAACAGTATCGGCACAAATCAGAATATTGATAGTGCATTTGGACTTATCCAGTATGATGCAAACTGGATTACGGACAACACAAATGTAGTTCAGCGTGGTGGATTCCTTGGAATGATTCCCAAATTCTTGAAGTGCCAGAAGACCTATTATCCTACACCGCTTGCTACGCTTCAGAAACTCTCCATCCAACTTCAACGCCCTGATGGTTCGCTCGTGAGTCCGCTTCTCGATACGCTTGATATTTCTGGCTTTGTACTCTCAAATAGTATAGCGACTACAACGGCTCCTACAGTCTATCCTATTCCGAATACGGGAACAGTCTATGCAAAGAATGGAGCGACTGCTGGACTCAGTCAGTTTATCTGGATTCAAACGAGCACTTGGTTCAATACCTTTATGTTCAACCAGGGCGACCGTATTCAACTAAAAAACATAGCCTTCACATCTACATTTACAGGAAATGCAGGTGCAGCACAGGATTTTATAAGCTATTTAACGGGCCCTGCTGGACTTCTTGTAGTGAATATTGGATACTATAGTGGATCCGCCTATATCACGGGTACAAACTCCGTCGGCTATGCAAACTATATTATTGTCGATGCTCGGTACAATGATCCTACCAAGGGATATACTACCGTATCACCGTTTGGTGGCTTCCCAACAGATACCTTTGCTGGAACCTTATTGTCTGGAGCTGTTCCTGCATCGGGTATACTCCAGTCAGGTCGCCTGATTAATCTCAGCCATCAGACACAGCTAGTCTTCCGTATAATTACACGTGATATGGATGCGGCGAGTCGTCTACGTCCCGATAATCTTAACTAATCAGTAGAGATGGACCCGGGTCTACTATTACTAGGTGCCTGTGCCGTGGGTGCAATGGGACTGTTGCGCTACTTTAAAAAACGCCAAGAGGGATTTGATGTCCCACAAGTGGGAACATATCCTGTTACTGCGGCTCAGGGGCAACAGATGTACAATCCTCTATCCCTTGCCGCGGATCCTCGACTCACCGTACCCGCGGTTGCAAATATGCCGATGGACCAACAAACCGCATACGTAGGTGCAGTGAATACTGCGCTTACACCGACGGCAACGGATACATCCGTACCTGGCCAGGTGAACCTAGTGCCTGGAACCAATACAACGCCGATCTATGTAGCTGATAGTAGTTCAATTATTGTAAAAGCGGACTTTTGTGAGAATATGACAATGAGTGATAACCCATTTGCCGATGCAAAATTTAAGGAGTACTGTGGTGTCTGTTTATCCTCAGGCACTACAAACGCTGGAAAAGCCTTTACAGGCCCAAAGGGACTCTATATTGACCCTGCCGCTAAAGCGGCTGCAATCGCAATCATCGCGGATTCACCTGTTCCCTATACAAATACGAAGCCGACTCTTGGTACTTGCCAGGGAGCCACCGCGGGTGTCGGCTCAATGTATTCATTTGCGCTGACAACGAATGAACTCCAGGATTTTATGAATCGTGTTGCCTGCCAACATAATAAGAATCTGGATGGAACCTGTGCAGTCTGTCTGGAAGATGGCTCCTATACATATGTAGGTGATACGAAGTCCACTCCTTTAAAAACGGTTATGTTTTGGGTGGCCGGTACTGGAACTCTTAATGTAACTCTTGCTGGAAAAGTGATTAAATTCGCTGATTCAAAGACGACCCTTGTGCTTTCATCAACGCCTGTCTCTTTCAAGGCGAAACTCTCTGAAGATTCCTTTCTGAATTTTGTTGTGCAGGCGCCCGATGAGGAGACCTCAGCAGAGCTCTATGGTGCTCTGGAGGCTCCTTTAACAGGGGGTGGTGTCTTTCAATTGCCACTGGATAAAATCCTTTTAACAGATGATATGCTCTCGGGTAAACCGCGGCGTGGTACAGACTATCCTACACTAACAACACCGAGCGGCACAGTCAATTGTATTAATCTGATGTCTGGATACTCAAAGTCATCAATGAGTCTGTCTGGAAGCCTTCCCTTCTTTTTTGCAGAAAAGTTTCCGTTCAGCAGTATTGATTGCACAAAGAGTGTCTTACAGACAAAGTCCTCCTCTGCAAGTATTTATGGTGGGGATCCGTGTTATAGACCTGCTGGACAGGGGCCTGGTACGTGGTCAACGGCCTGTCTTCAGAATCGTATTGTGAATAGCGGGTGCACAAGTGGAGGAACTCTCTATAACGATCCATCTAGTCTACAGAATCTAGAAATGAATGCGATTGTCAAGCAACTCGATGGACTCAATCAGAATCAGTATTCTGATGCGGATGCATCGCTGAAGTGCAATGGAACAAATATCAGTACACCGTGCGATGCCTACTTGAATTTCAATGTAAATTATACGCCCAATATTTCAGCACAATGCATTAACTATCTCTATTACAATCAAGGTGCGGGAAATCAGAACATTGGGCCAACCTATACTGGACCTATCGGTACTTATTACAGTCTTGATGCTCAGGGAAATAAGATCTACTGTCTGCCTGGTGCTGGGTATGACCCTGCAAAGAATCCGAACATTGTGAAGAAACTACAGCGCGAGTCTCGTACTGGCGCAGGCACAGGTCGTATTGGTATTCCCTATGTCCAGGACTTTTTCAATCAGGCTTTTCAGCGTGCTACGAACACTGGTCTCAATGCGAATCTCCCGGATGCGCAGGGCGGTCGTGCTGACAGTGTAGGACGATGTTTTGCAAACCTGGCGGCAATTCCTGTAAGCGTGACACCTGCGGCAAGCATGCCGAATGCGCGCTATGTGCGCCTGAGTAATGCATACCAGTGCTTACAGATTTCGCAAATTGCCTGCTACGACAACCAGGGAGTCAATCAATGCTTTGGAAAACCTACGAGTTATTCAACAACATATGGCTACGGAAGTCAACCAAACTTCGCCGTTGATGGTACGATGGCAAGCCGCTCCTTCCCGCAGATTTTCCACTCGGGCTGTAAGTCGAATGACTACTTTATGGTGGATATGAGTGCCGTGTATCCGATTAAGAAGATTGTCTACTACAACCGTGCCGACTGTTGCCAAAATCGCGCAACGGGCATGCTGATTGAGCTTTTGGATGCCAATAAGCAAACAGTTTGGACTGATACCTTAGCAGGTAATCAGTCTATGGAGTCCATAGTTACAATTGCAAAACCCTTCAATATCTAAAATCTATTTATTGCGACCACATTCGTGGCATAAATAAAGAGATAGTGTAGAAGGGGATGTTTGCCCGGTTGTCACAATACAGTGGCCGCAAAGAAGGGTTTGAGGCTACTGCAACACAGACACCACAGCAGATGCTAAACACAAACAGTGCAAACTATGCCTCTGGTATTCCGAATATGGTCGCTGCCACAACTCAGAATAACTATTCATTTCCAAATACAGGGTATCAGAATCAGCAGAATCAGGCAAGTAATGCAGAGTTACAAGGCGCACTTGCAAATATTGGAAGTGTTGAAAATGTAGGCATTAGTGGCCGTACTGCACCTATTCCGTATCTTGGAGGCGTGTTGACAGGTGTATCTGACCCTGTTGGTGCAAATCTCGCTCAATGCCGTACATTTCAGGGACTTGTCGGTCTCTCTAATCTACAGGCCGCGCAACCTGCTGTGCCTACTGGAAATGCATGCGGATGGAGATATCAGGGAGGCACCGGTCCTATTCCCCAGGTGGCGCAAGCCGCCTATGGAAATTTAAGTGGACCTCTTGATACGGCGACTCCTCGTACAGATTCCACTGGAAATGGAGTGAACTACTATTGGGATCTCAAGGCGGCTGAGAAACAGATGGTCACCGATATCTGTAAATCGGCTCAAAGCTGTCAGGATATGTCTCAGATTCCTGTAAGCGCTGTAGGTGATTTCAAGAATGTCTGCGGATACTGCAAAACAAGCCATAAAATTATACCGATTACGATGAGCGGAGGTAAACCGCAACCGCGCTACACAGATGTTGATAAACAATGCGCTTCTGCTGATATTATCACAGTTGCAAATGCAGCCTCTTGCCCCGCGCCACCGCCTGGACAGCCGCCACCTTCGTATTGGAAGTGTTTTAATAGCCCCCTCGACCGCGATTGCGTAACCATGACAGCACAGTGGGCGGGATGTGCAGGTGGAACCATAGCCACTGCACTTGGTGCAGGCACAAATCCTGGAGATTTTGCCGATCAGCTTCGTCAGAAGAAGTCCTTTCAGACCTATCAGAGTCTGGCCAATCCAGCGCTCAGTGAAGACATCATTCGTCAAGGAAATGGCACACTCTTTTCCGCGTTCATGAACTTCTATACAGTCAACCAGAAACAGTATGATCTGAATGAAAAGGTGTCCGTGGCTGCACGAGATTTATGCCGTCAACCTGGACTTTTTGATAGTTATAACTTCTGCGCTGATCTTACAGACAGTAGTCGAGATATTGGTCTGAAGTGTATGCAAGAAGAATTTCAGAAACAGGGTGGTACTACACAGGGTACTTCATACCCCACTGATCTAGGGGCCCTAAAGGGAATGAACTGGGGCGCGTATAAGGCGAGTATTGCGGCACTTGTTACTAATTCACGATCGGCCGATCCGACAACGCAGCGCACGGCACTGAATCAACTCACTGGTCTTGGTTTACAGAAAGTTCCTACGGGCCTCAGTCTTGGAGATGGTAATCAGGGTTGTGAAGTCTTCTGGTTTGACCGTCAACAGGGTGGGGTCCTAATGGGTCGTCGTGCAGTTTTATCGGCGACTGGAAGCAATCTTCCCTACATTAATGTGGGGGGCGGTGAGGTGGATGGGACGGGCTTATCGGATATGGTAGAGTTTGTGAGTTTCTGCGATCTGCGTCCTGGAGTGAACCGTAATCTAATGTTCGGCGTGGTCACAGATGACGGCTTTCAGATGGCAATTAATCAGGACGTTTTCACTATTAAGAACCAGTCCATGGCTTTTGGCGCCTATTATGACCAGGGGCCGACCTGGCATCAGTCGGGCTGTATGCCGATTACGGCAGATTCACAGGGTGTGCCAAATATCGTAAGCTTTACCTGGTTTGAAACAGGGGGTGGTGCGACCTTCACTCCGTATTTCTATGATTGTGCGGGCGGCCAGGGCTGGCGTAATCCTGCGATAAATGGTAATGTCGACCCTGATTGGCAGTCAATGTGCTATTTCACACAGGAGGTCGCTGCACCGGCACTCTCCTTCCAGGTCTATACACGAGGTGGTCAATCCCAGTTCTGTGAGAAGCGCCTGTGGAGTAGAAAACTCACTGTAGAGCCTGCGAGACATGCAGAATATGCGGCTATTCGCGATACTTCGATGCCTTCTGATTTAATGGCGATGGCCATTTCAAATGAATTCTGGAAAACGGCACAGGGCATTGCCTTCTCAGCCTTCCAGGCGGTCACTGTCTGTTTCAACATCACTGCACAGAATGTCGCGGGCAATGGACTCAATTGGATGTTCGTTTGGGGGCAGACCTATGGATATGTCATCTGCTGTGACAATGGTCCCAATAATACATTTAATATATCTCTGAAGACATATGGTGGAAAGGGGCAACAGAATAATTCTCAAGTCTACAATGTCCCCCAGGGAACATGGTGTGTAGCGACAATTAATCAGATCCCTGCAACCTTTGGAAAGAGTATCACGGGTGTTCAGTTCTTTGTTCAGACCTGTGCAAATCTGGTTGCGGGTAAAATACTCCCTTCGAACGGCCTTGCGAGCTTCAGCCCTGGTGGAACACTCATGAGTGAATATAAGAGTGATAAGAGTGCATATGGATCTATGTATCTTGGTGGGATAAATGGCAATCCTACACAGATGACGATGCAGGTTGCGTGGATTCACTGCTTTGACAACCAACTCAGTACAACAGATCCTGTCTTCTGGAAGAAGGAGGTTCAGGGCAACTGGCAGGGACGCTGGTTTGAATAGTGCGGCGTAATACCTAAAATAGACTCCGCTTGACATATAGTCAGGTAGATGGAACAAATTGATAAAATCTATGTTCTTGTACACCAAATGTACGAAAAACAGAGATATGAACGAATTGTAGCACATTTTGCCACCATTGGACTACCTGCCGAGAAACTCTTTTTTGGTTCGGCCTGCTGGGGTTCAGAACTAACAAGTTCTCAAGTCTTTTCCGCCTGGGATCCTTTTATTCGCGTGGGGGTTCCGAATCTCTCTTGGAAATCGAGATTTCTCAGTAAGGGCGAAATTTCACTTGTACTCAATTTCTATGCAGTTGTTCGAGATGTCGTGGAACATGGATACAAAAATGTACTGATTTTTGAATCTGATGTTTATCTTCGTAATGATTTTGTCCCCCGATTTGCTGATTTAATGGAGGATTTGAAGGACAAGTCCTGGGATTATGTAAGTCTTGGAGAGGGTGTCAATACACGACCCGAAGGATGTCCACCAAGTTACTGGTCTCCTACAAAAGCTTATGGTGCACCTCATCAATTTGTTTTCCGTTGTACAGATTCGATGCTTCTTCGTGGAGAGTTTCTTGCGAAGATTGCACAGACACTTATGCCATTTCGTGAATGCCTTGATTGGGAATTAAATTATCAACTTGCTGCGCATCACGGAGTTGCACTTTGGGCAGATCCTCCTCTGGCTGAACAGGGAACTGTTCGCTATCGTGATATGTCACTTCTACCTGCCTAAGCGCTAATTTTGAGGCCTTTCTTAATGCGGATCGGTTGTCCAGGGCGGCCTTCACTATTGGCACCTGCAACACCCACTTTCTTGTCATCTCTATAAAGTTCAAATCCAGTTATCTTATCACTTTCAATGATTGGTCTAGCCTCAAATTCTCCGTATCCTTCCACTGTAAAGAGTTTTGAAGCAGCTTGCTTTACGGGCAGAGGCAGAGGCGCGGGCGCAGCGGCAGGCTCAGCAGCTCTGAACTGGAGGGCCTTTGCACCTTCAATCAGGTCCTGCTCAAGTACAGGATGGTAGAGATAATCTCCAATCTTACCATTTGGAATGGCTAGACATGATGTCACATCATCATTTTCAGTCTCATTCAGTTGGCAATCAATTGCCGCCGTCTTCATAAGTGCTTCCATCTTGCCTATGAGTTTACGCTTCTTAAAACTCACCAAATAGAGTTGCTCATCACTTGTTGTAATATAATCTTGTAATCCTTCTGTGCGTTCAGGACCGAAGGCTTCGGCTGCCTCTTGAATTGACAGCGCATCCTTCATACGAATCGTCTCGTCGATTTTTTCCTTGTCCGCCTCTTTACCCATCTGTTGTTTTTTGGAAAAACATGACAAATAGGTATAAATCTCTACACTGCGATCTGCCACATCAGGGAAATCAATATGAGAGCAGATACGGATTGCACGACCCTTAACTTGCGCAATACGAACATCATTCCAGTAGGGCTCCATCAAGTGAACACGGCGAACATTGCGCAGTGAAATACCTTCCGCACCTGCTGACGTAATACAGAACGTGTTGCAGAGCGCACCCTTCAGAAGTAGTGTTTTTGTCTCAGCTTCGTCACTTGTCCAGCCAAAATCATTCAGTGGTCCCTGAAGTCCTGGCGGTAAATCACTGAAACGACAGTTGAAGAGCGCCAAATTCATTCTGCGCACATCATCCGCTTCGCCTCCAGTAAACTTAATATAGCGTTTTACATTACCCTTAGGACCGAGTTTGAGACTCTTAAGTGTCGCCTCATTGAACTGCGCCGCCTTTGTATCAGGATTATACGAGATTTCAATGGGCGTGTACCCATTAATATCCATGCAGATGGAGAAGATACCAATGCCTTCCATGGAGAGGAACTGACTGTACACTAAGTTTGAACCAGGCGACTCCTCCATACGTTGAAGCATACGAGCAAACTTTGCACTGTACTTGGCGAGTTCTCCATTCAGTGATAGTTTTCCATAGCGCTTGCCTGACTTACTTGTCTGCTCATCTTTTCCAAAATAACGGAGGCAGGCCCGCACACGTTCGCAGTCCTTTTGATAGTCGCCTGTATTTCCTAAACGACACTTGTAGATATTAATGATTCTATTCTGTTCAGGTGTCGGCTTGAAGGGCTTACCCTCCGCTTCCGCCTGCTTTTTCAGAACCTGAATTGCCTCATACTTTGTCTTCATTTCTCCATCCACTGGGGCCTTGGCAACAGGGGCCGGCGCGGCGGCAGGCTCCTCTTCCTCTTCACCCTCTGCCTTTTTAATCTCCTTACGTAGATCTGCATCTTCCTCATCTGCCTCCTCCTCATCACCTGCATCTCGTTCGTCACCCACAACGAGCAGCTCACCTGCAACGGGCTCTGCAAGTTCATCTCCATCTCCTATGTCCTTATCAACTGCATCGACGCCCTCTACAGATAATTCGAGCTTACCGAGTCGCTTCGGACGCGGTCGCACAATCTCTTCTAAAAAGGCAAAATTACAGGTTTGACGACTCACCATTTTGTAGGTGGTCGATTTATCAAGTTTCTCTGCTTCACCTAGCCAAGGAGCTACTTTACCTTTCGCCTGCTTCTTCTGCTTGAGTTCCTTGTTTACTTCGACGCTACGAACCTCCATATAGGCCGATGCTTGAAAATCACTCATCTCTACAAATTCGAGAACATCTGATGTGACCTTCGGCATAAGTTCAACCTTGGAACCCTTATAATACGAGATGAGTCCAGTGAGGCGTTTTCCCAATACAATATCAGGTCCACCCTCCTTCAGGAGACCCGCTTCATTTACAAAGGCATCTCTAAAGTCTTCACTGAAAATGGGGAGTAATGGAAGTGCTGCAGATTTGAATTCCATCTTACGTCCTTTCTTTGAAAGTATTTCCCTAAAGCTGGTGGCAATGTCGGCAAATGGCTTGACAGTCTCTTCACGGATAATTCCAATAAACTCCTTGCCAGAAAACTTCTTTTTCGTCCCTTCAGGAAGCGCTGTAAAGAGTACGGTAAGATTTCCACTACCTTCTGTGAAACGAATATCATCAATATAGGGATGCTCATCTGCAAGTTGTTTAATCATTTTCTTATCGGCAACCATATCCTGTGATCTGAAGGTTGCGCTTGCACTGTTAATATACTTATGGAGACAGTTTGCAAGAATACCGAGTTCTTGAGGAAAGTTGATGAGTGGAGTACCACTCAGTCCAATGACACGGCTATTTGCTGCATCCGTTAAGAGTCTGTAAAAGAGATATCCACGTGAGTATTTCTTCTTTTCTCCTTCAAGATTTAGCAGTTTCCAGCGGTCCGTTGTGATCGGCTCAGCCGTGCGAGACGCTGCCCAGGCGCCAACACCTTTCTGGAGAAAATATTCGAGATTACCTTGCATTAGACGAACCAAGTTGTGGATTTCGTCGATAATAATTGTCTTGTTGTCAAAGACTTTGTTTGTCGCAAGTTCAATTAGACGCTTTGTCGTAATTCCGTTATACGAGATAAACTGTACATTATTATTAATTGCATCTAAAATCTGCTTACGTACATCAGATTGATCTGACGGTTTGAGTGATTTGAAGTTTGAGTCCTTTGAAAAATCGGGAATCCAGAGTTTTGCCGGTTTCTTTCCATTGATATACTGGCCAGAGAGACCAAGTACATTCAGTGCAAAGAGTTTTGTTTCGGCTGTCCAGTCGAGGCCAATCCAGTGATTCTCAATCCGATAATGACGGAAACCGCAGAAAGTTAATTCACGAATAAAGTTCTTCTGTAGGGATTTAGGGGTCATTACAATAATTTTCTTGTTGTTTTTTGCAAAGAGCGCTTCAGATGCGGCAATAGCGGAGCAGGTTTTTCCTGAACCGAGGCCATGATAGACGAGGATTCCGCGGTACGGGGAGTCGCTGTTCATGTATTCGCGGATAAATTTCTGGTATTGATAGACTTCAACCTCCTGTTGACCTGATGCACCCTTCTTCAGACAGGCGTCAAAATCCGGCTCCTTGAGTGGAGGAAGTTTGAGGGATTTGAAGGACGCTTCAATGAACTTTGAAAAGGCGCGGCGAGTGGTCGGCATATAAGCGGGTGTATCAATCTCATATTTGTCATCTGTGCGTTCACCAATAATGGACTCCTCCAGAGCTTCAAGTCGGTCATCTACATAGTCTGCCTCGGCCGATTCTTCGTTGGCTTCAGCTTCAGCTTCAGGCACAACAGGTTTACCATCTGGACCCTTTCGTGCAACCTCTTTTACAGATACTTCTTCTAATGTATTTTTTCCGTATATATATGCATTTTCATCGCTTGTTTCCCAGGGTTTTGCAAGATAATACGTATCTTCTTCATCACCATCCCACATCGCTCGAGAATTAATATTCGTATACTTTTTATCATCTAATGTAATTGCCTCATTCTTTGTATCTTCAATAATATTTTCCTTATCAATAATTTGTAGATTATTACAAATACGTGTTTCGTCATCAAAGACTGGTTGGATAATTACATGAGTTGGCTCCTCTGTATACTCATCTCCAACTAGCCAGACTTCTTCACCCGCTTTATAATCGCAAACTGGAGCCTCGTGTTCACGTTTAACATACTTTTTAAGAACTGGGGCGAGTTGTTGAAATGAAAAGAGATACTTACCGTTAATTCTTACAGCTTCATAATGAACAGGTGCATCATTATACAAAATAATCCATGGATTTCCATTATCCTGCCAATCTCCTGCCTCATCAATAAGTGTTTCAGGAAATACAAGATACTGGATACGCTGACTTTGTTTTTTTGTAGGATTATAGGCTAATACAAGTATATTTACATTATAGAGATCAGCAAGTATTGCAACTTCTTCGTCTGTCAACCACTTTGCAGTGCCTGTTTTCTGCAAAATACGAGTTAATATTTTATCTTGATTCTCTTCTGTCAAGTTTGTAAAATATTCACCCTCTTGAACTTTATCAGCAAAAATTTCATAACGGAAATAGTTTACAAAGGCCTCTTTATCTTTACGCGTGAGTTTCCTGTAGGTAGGACTTGTTGAATCAAAAACTGCGTGTAGAAGACAATGACCATCTCCTACTGCATCCACAATTGTCCAGCGACGAAGCTCTTCACCAAAGCGTCCAATCTTTTTGCCTGTTTTATCTGTGAGTTCCAATTTATCTTCGCCAAGAGGATTTTTATTTTTTTCCTGCCAGTCTCTCACAGTCTGTTCAAGTGTAATACTTTCAATTGCAGTTGTTTCAGAATTACCTTCAAACCCCTGGACTTGGGTAAGTAGAGGAGCTTGGGGCTTTGGTAAGGGAGCTGGCGCAGGTTTAGGGGTAGCAGCAGGGGCAGGAACAACAGGAGCAGGACGAGCTTCTTGAGCCACCGCTGTTGCAGCTTGTCCTGCAGTCACAGTAGGAACAAGATTCACCTCCTCCGTGACCGCCTTTTGAAGGACCGTGCCGAGTTTAACCGGCTTTAGTTTTCTCAGATCGGGCGGCGGCATCTATCTCCTCTCTATATTTTATTAGTCACTGTGCACGCTTAATACTTCAAGCGCAAGACGACTCGCTTCTTGTTCAGCAACCTTCTTATTTCTCGCTGTACTCTTTGCAATAACATTTCCACTCAAATCGAGAACGCCCATAGTAAAAATCCGATCATGAGGTGGCCCTTCAACAGTCACCTCCTTATATCTCGGAGGCTGATGATACTTGCTCTGAAACCATCGGAGAAGTTGGTCCTTAAAGTTCGTATCCTCTGCAATTAGACTTGCAAAGTCAATATGCTTTTCAAGGAGTGCAATGATAAATGTCTGAACGGTGGTAAATCCCTTTCCGCCACCGCCTTCATGTAGATAAAGTGCCCCAATCCACGCCTCCAGCATCGACCCTAGAATTCGCAGATTTCTACGGCCGTCGCAGACATCTTCCACGTGACGGCTAATAATAAGCCACGGTGCAAATCCAATTTTTAGAGCAAGTTGTCCCAGCATTTTATTATTTACAATTCGTGTTCGGAGCCTTGTAAAAAAGCCCTCACCTTCTCCACCATACCGCTCACGAAGATAGAGCGCAACAATACATCCAAGAAGACTGTCGCCAATAAACTCAATTTCCTCATTGTCTGCTTCTTGAAGAGGCAGGCAGTTGGAAGGTCGGTCGGCCATAATCATTGGTTCTCCGGACTCCGACTGCTCTGCCCATAAATCAGGTCTATCTACGTACGATTTATGTACACATGCATTTTGAAAGGGGGTGACTTCTTGAACACGGAACGTCTGAAGACCGAGATCGTGAAAAATTTTCCGAACATTCTCTGACTTCATTTTCTTGTTGCGTGGATTCCAGGGATTGAAGAGTTTTGATGCTTCTGCTGTCATTTCTATTTATACATAGCGTTAGTTTTTTAGGTTGGTAAATATGTGTTAAGTATCTAGGGAATGAGTGTGAACTCAAGCAAAAACAAAAAAAAGCCCGTGGCGGGTGCTTTTATACCCTATGAAACAGGGTACGTAAATATCGCAGGCGAGACCTTTTTCCTCAGTATGGGTCCCACTGAACCTGGGTCGTTTGAACTCACAGATGACAGTCTTAAAACAGATGCCGCATTTGATTTTCTCTTTTTGGGTGGAAGTTCAAAGACATTTACTGATGCAGAAAAGGCGACACTACAGCGAGTGATTCGTGCTATTTTTGGAGCAGGCAAATCGATGACAAAGAAGGGACTCCGCTTACCGTGTAGTAAAGAAGAGGGTGAACTTCTTATTCGCTGTTTACTCTACCGTCGTAGCCTACTAATGGATGAAATCGCGAGTTACGATGAACTTTTAGCCGCGGATGTTCATGCGCGCTATTTACGCGACCATCTTGATCGTCTTAATAAACTAATCGATGAAGATGTTCCACAGACGATTGCTCCCTGTAAAGATACTGCGCTTATTGATCCAAATAAGCCTGCCAAAGTGGTCGGCCTCGATGATGACCGTATGTTACGGCTTCTAGAGATTTTTGCTTATTTGCTTGCGCAGGGGTATGACCCGGTGGAGATTCTCGGAAAAAAACTGCCTGTACCTGCGGATATTCTAACACGCATGGCACAGCCGAAGGCGCCACTCTTACGTGATTATGAAACTGAATTTGAGCGCGAGCGTGGATCTGGAAAGCGGCCGCCTTATACGCGAACACTTATCAAAATTAAGAAGGTGCTTGAAGATGATGAGGGGCTTTTAGCGGCAATTGCTCCTGAGGAGGCCCTTGGCGCAATTAGCGATATTGAAGATAAACTAAAGATTAATCCATCGCACAAGGGCACAATTAAGGAGCGCCGAGATGGAATTATTGGAGCGATTGACACACTTCAAAAAGCGTTGGCCGCTGCCCTTGCTGAAGTACAGAGGCTGCAGGCCGAGAATGATCAATTAAAACAGGATCTTGTAAAAGCAAATCAACGTATCAAGGATTTAGAAGCGGATATTGTCAAAAAAGATGCGCTTATTAAACAACTGCAGACAGATCTTGCGGCAGAAAAAGCGGAGACGGCGCGTCTACGCGCTGAACTTGCTACGGCAAAAGCGGAAATTGCGCAGTTAAAGAAAGATTTAGCTGCGGCGCAAGCGGAAGTTGCTAGATTAACTGCGGAACTTGCTAAGGCTCAGGCGGAAATTACGCGTCTGCAGGGAGTTATTAAGGGGCTAGAAGCACAGATTGCCCAATTACAGGCAGATCTTACTGCGGCTCGAGAACAGATTCGCACACTTCAAGCAGACGTTCAGCGTCTAACAGATGAACTTGCAGCTGAAGTGGAAAAGTATGCTGAATTATTTATAAAATATTATGAATTAGAAAGTGAATTAAAAGATACGAAAGCTCTACTTGCTGCAGCAGTACAGGAGATTGCCTATTGGATGAGTATTCGCGATGAATATGAAGTCCTGCTTCGTGATCTTCCTGATGCTTCGGAAGAGCGCAATTTACTTGAAGCGGCAATCAAGGAAATCGTCTATTGGATGAGTCTTCGTGATGAATATGAACTCATAATACAAGAATTATCAAATCAAATGAGCGGACTCGTTGAAGAAATTGCCTTTTGGATGAATTTATCTGATGAATATTATGTGCTAATTACCGATATGTTTGTCGTAATTGACCAAATGCTTCTTGTAATTACAGATAGTTTAGATTTACTCGATGAATATGGTCGACTTGTAGATGATTATGGAGACGCATTAAGCACAGTCGTTAATGAAAATGAAGAGTTAAGAGAGCAGATTGCCGACTTAATTCAAGATAAACAGTATATACTACAACTTCTCACGTATATTTGGGAGAGTCTTGGCGCATTTATTGAACGAATGCGTGGTCAGGGATTAATTCTACCTGGTCCGTATCCAGCGCTAGATAACGGTACTTTAGAAACGCTTCACGATAGTACTACAACTCTAAATACATTTTTAGAAGGTATTCAAATGCCAGCCGCGCCACCTGCGACAGTAGGAAATACAAATGCGTCCATGCTCTGTATGTTAAATACCTTGTATTTTATTCTGATTTCACAAATGGACCCTGAGGTTGAACCTATTTTACTTGAACTCTATGGAACCCTACAACCTGAAGAAATTGATCTGATTATAAAAGTTTTTTACAAACTTGTCTTTGCAATTCGGAAGAATTTACGCCGTGTACCAAATCCGATTGAGGGCTGGGGAGATACAATTGATGCAATTACACTCAGACTCCAAAATCCAATTGAAAGAATTTTTACTCATGAAGATACAGTTATCTCTGTATTTGAGACATTTATCGGCGATCCTGATTTTTTCAAGAAGGACTATAGTGATGGAGATCAGGTGATAAAAGAAGATAAACATAACTCGACCTTAATGACCTATATGTTGTTTTTAGCAGTCTTAGCAGGAACTCTACATACACCTGAAAATCAAAGAATCTTGAATGAATTTGGATGTTCAGTTGCTGAGCCTCTGGGTGATATTGTGCCTCCGCCTCCGCCGCCACCTGCGTCTCATACACTCACATTGGTAACTGAACCTGCAGGTCAAGGTAGCCTTATAGGTGCTGAGGATGTATATGATGGAACTGCTCAACCGATATCATGGAATGCAAATGGTACACCGTATACATTTGACCACTGGGGACCGCGTGAGTCTGTTGAAAATCCTGAGGCTGCTCAGACAAGTACACAACCCATTACGGAAGATATAACAATTACTGCACATTTGACTGAGTCACCACCACCGCCGCCACCACCGCCGCCACCACCGCCGCCAGTACCAGTGACTACAGAGCAACTCTGTGCAACATACAAAGAACTATTTTATCGATTTGACGGAGAACCACAGCATGAACCAAGATTTTTGGATAGGCAAGAGGAATTTAGAGCACAATTTTCTCCAGAACAATTTGCCCTTATTGAAAGGATGTGCCATCCTGTAGAAAAACAATATGCTCGAGCACATGGACCTGAAGTTCTACGACCGCAAGCCTTTCCTTCAGGGACAAGTGCCTCTGCAATAGGCTCAAGCGCAAAAGCTGGGATTTCTGCACAGCCCGTCCCGCGTGGACTAGGAGCCATTACGCGCCGAGGGGGTCGTAGACATGCAAGCGGAAATGTAACCCGCAAAAGAAGAGTGCACTGAATAGTATGACGGCGCCAGAAAAAGAGAGTCCTCACTATATTCCGAATATTGCGCTCAAAGCGAAATATGCGCTGTATAGTGCCCTTGTATTCTTTGTAGTTGCGAATCCTGAGACCTATCGCGTAACCAATAATGCCTTCAGTTGGTTTGTTGTCATTGCCGACCCCGCAGGCCATCCCACACCCCTCGGATTCTTTGTACACACCTTTTTGTTCTTTTTATTACTCTGGGGACTGATGTTATTCCCTCGCGACTAGCAAATCGTGTTCAATCTCTTTGCTATACTTCAAATCCGCATAGAGTGTCTTGAAGACATACGCCTCCGAAACCTGTTGGGCTCGGTCAGCCTCGAAGCCCTTTGAAAGAAGACTTGTATAGACACTTGCGGCGAGATGCCGTTGTACATCTGTCCAACGCGGGTCAGTAATTGCTGTTAAACTGGGAACATATTCAACCCAACGCCCACCCTGAAAGACTGCAAACACATCCATTTATAAATTTGATGTGTTTAGAGTTTAGACTGCTCTATCATGTTGTTTCGCCTATTTACTCTTGGATTTCTGCCAACAGTACTTGCATCGTATCGTAATTGCGGGTCGAGCACGGACCTCGCCAAGAATCTAGTCATCTCCATTGTACCTGATGCAGCAAAGGCGGGTGAGCAAGTGACGACGACATTTGACTATGATCTCGAGTCGGTGATTACGGGTGGTACGGCCTCATACGCTTTCTCGTTTAATGGAATTCCGTTTTCGCCCACAGTGAATGACCTGTGTGTAGAGCAGGCTGGGGGGTGTTGCCCTGACCCTTGTCCCCTTGGGCTCGGCCACCACTCCGATAAAAGTATCACAGAGTTTCCCAGTATCAGTGGCAAAATCATCAGTACCATCAAGTGGGCAGATCAGAATGGTGCGCAGATTCTTTGCGTGGAGTGGATAGTAAAAGCATAGAACAAGTATCCCATAAATACAAAAACCCATTAACGTATAAGGCAAAAGTCTGATTGTTTTGTCAAATGGAAGATAACAACTTATACAAACTGTCTCCGTGATAAAGTAAAAAAGATGATACTTTTTTTTACCGGCTTCATTCAGAATGAATCTGACCAAAGTCATCTTACTCTCTGTAGTTGTTGTATTCCTTTTAGCCATGATCGGCGTGATTGGCAATGGAAGTGTACAGGGATTCGTCGGTGGATTTGGTGATGCTGGCGCACCTCCGGTTGCGTCCTTCACGATGTACTATGCTGATTGGTGTCCTCACTGCAAAACTGTAAAGCCCGAGTTTGAAGATTTCTCAAAGAGGGGTATAGTTACAGTAAATGGCAAGAATGTTGCGGTTGCCCTGGTTGAGGAGTCTGATAAGGCTAAGATGGCGGGTAAGAATGTCAAGGGCTTCCCCACGTTCCTCTATGAGACGGCCGCGGGTGAGACGGTCGAGTACAGTGGACCTCGCACTCGTGATGGCTGGATGGATTTCCTTGCTAAGACTGTATAATTTTTTATTCATAAAGTTCTTCTTTTAAAAATAAGAAATTATAGATGGGAGACTCACCAGTTAGTGTGAGGGATTTACTCAATAGTAATAATAATTCTAGCAATAGCAATAGCAACAATAATAGAAGTCGCCGAAATCGAAACCGCAATAACAATCGCAATCGGACGCGAAATAATAATTTGTCAAGATTTCCACTAAATGCGCCCAATGTCTTGGGAGCCACCATACGCCCTCGTTTTCTCTGTGACAGTAGTGTTTCAAAAGAGATTTTTTCTGGAAATCCCAAACTTCTACATATAAAACCATTTGCGGATAAACGTGGTGAAGGGTCTTTTGGCTATACAATTAGTGCGGAAATGAAAGTAAATATACAAAGTCCTTCGCCACATGAAATCACCTGTATTGCTGCACTTAAGGTGTCAAAGGCAGCAGGACGTATTTTAGAAACAGGTGTACCTGCAGATCTTCTTACAGAATCGAGTATCTATTCCCGCATTACAAATACACAAAATCTAGCGAAGGGAATGTTTATAAAATTAACATTAGCGGAAACAAGAATTGTTATGGAGCACTATGTTATGAATCTACGCGAATTATTACAAAATATAACTGTCATGAATGAGCCACTTCTCCGTGCAATCGTATTCCAATTAGCCAACGGTCTTTTTGAGCTACATTCACTTGGAATTTTACATAAGGATTTAAAATTAGATAATATACTTGTTTCTTATGATGGTCGTTTATTAATAACAGATTATGGTCTTTCCGCGTATCATTGTGTAGAACCAATGAAACCAAGGGATATCTATTTCAAATTGACTACGCCGACAATTCAACCACCAGAGACAATTGAGAAGAATTTTGTTGGCCCTGCTTTTGATATTTGGGGTTTAGGAGCTACGTTTGCCAGCCTTTTTACATATCCACTTTCCAACTTTGATTTTTATGCGAAAGCTGGTTGGAATCCATCACAATCAGATCAGGACTGGATGACTGCATTTAGAGATACAGGTGCTACACCAATACATTATCAAAGACGAATTGAACGGATTTTTTCATCTCCTGCTTCAAAGACTTTTAGTGGAGTTTCTATGAATTTACTTATGCGAATGCTTGATTTAAATCCTGGAAATCGCCCAACAGCAAAAGAGATACTTGAAGATCCTTGGTTTGCCGGTCTAACTCTTAATGAAGCCGTTCGCACTGTCCGTCTACAACTTGGAACTCTTGGAACGATTAATAAGAAAACATTTAGTTTATTAAATTCGACTAAAAATCCCAGAAATAATATTCAGAATTTGAAAATAGACAAATATTTTTCAATTCAACCAGATAGAAGCACAAGTCTATATACACCAAAAATTAAATATATAAGCCCTTTTCAAAGATACTATCTTATCAGCAAAATCTTTTTTCTGCTATTTCAAGAATATGCATATTCCTTTTATGCATTACTTCATACAATTGAACTTTTTGAGCGATTATCTGAAACGTATACAGTTGTTCTGGGTCCCAATCAACTTTTTTCTGATATGGCCGCATGTTTTATGATTGCATTAAAAGTTTCACCTTATGAATATGATTCTGGAAGAATTCCTCCAGTTGACAGTATCATTCAAAAGTTCGGACTTCCCTTAACCTTTAAAAGTGAAATTATTAAATCAGAAATTAAAATAGCAACTGATTTACATGGCGATCTTTTCCCTGAAGAAAAAGGATTTGTAAATATGTTTTTAAATACATATATGAAAGGTATAAAATCAGATAAAAAGCTATACAGATTTATCTTAGGAATAGTCTGTTATCTCTTCTGGGATCGTTTAACAGGAAATAATCTTGTAGATTTTTTTCATACAGTTGATGTTATCTATGTAGAATCAGGAGAAGTTGGGTTAGGTATTGCTGGTATGGAGCCAAATACAAAAGGGCGCAAATCTATTTCATCTATGAGTATACAATCAATTCAAGCAAAAATAAATAAGTTTAGTACAATTATAAAAGAGTCTGATGGAAAAAGTTACGCGGAAAAATGGGCTTATTTACTCAATGATTTGAATCCGAATGTAGTCGAAAAAATATTTAAATTAACAGACCCCATATTTAGTCGCAGTGAAGGAATATCACATAATCTAGACGAGTCTGCTTTACATACGGTCATTGCTACTGAGTAAAAATTTGAATTTGTGGCGACGGTTCATATACGTCTATAGAAATCATGGATTGTCAAGATTGGAACCCTGTTATTGTGACCCGACCTGTCACGCGCAGCGGTTCTCGGCCTGCTGGGGGCTCAGGAGCCAAGGGCCCAAAAGCCATTGTAGAGAGAGACGGAGCCGCACGAAATACGTCTGCGCATAACGCTAAGCTCGAGGCTGCTGATGCGCCTGTGAAGCCAAAGATGCTGAGCAGTGAAAGTCGTAAGCTACTTACCGCTACACGTGTGGCTCTTGGAAAGACACAGGTGCAGTTGAATCAGCAGTGCGCATTTCCTCCAAACACAATTCGTGAACTGGAGGCGGGTCATATTCATCCGACTGGAGCTCAGCTCAACAAGCTCAATCGTGAACTTCGTATTGGTCTAAAACTCGAGTAACTACACAACTGACCATCTGCGCGCAGGCACATTTGTTGTAAACACTCTTTTTTCTAGAAACTCGAGTGTGGCCTCACGGGCGGCTGTCATAAGGCCTTGCCGTTCCTCCTTCGTCGCTTCGAACTTCCACGAAGGAAAGTCGCCGTTCGGCAAGAGAACCGTATTGGCCGCCGTCTCTGTCTGCACTCGTTCAGCCGTTGGAACAAAGGTGCACGCCAGAATCTGCTGAAAAAATCCGATGAAATCTGAAATCTCCTCTTTTTTTGTGTGGGCCGTGGAAAAGGCGAGGCCAATTGTCTGACGACGCTCATCTTCTGTAAGATAGGCCATCGGATAATTTGTAATCATGGCACCGTCTGTAAGAAGATGTCCAGTGACAGGGTCTGCAACTGGAGTATAGTAAAAGGTCATTCCCATTGAGGCTCGTAGAGCTTCAACGAGTTTAACATGTGGAGTTGCATGCCGAGAAAATTCTCGTTGCCGACAGGTGTGAAGATCTGTTGCATAGCAGCGCAGCAAGGCCTTCGGATTTTTCTCGGCGAGTCCTTGAAAGGTCAAGTCCACTGGAAGTCGTTGGACTCGTAGAAGTGTTTCAAGAAGTCGAACCAGTTTTTCACCCGTATCGAGACCGTAGGAATCTAGAAACATCAAGGCCGTTTCAGGTTCAAACTCACGAATTAGCGTAAAGTCAAATTCGAGACAGAGCTTCTTGAGCTCCGCAATTGTATAGCCTATAGAGAGACAGAATCCGAGGAGGGCTCCTGCACTGATTCCAATATACTCCGTGACCTGTTTTAGAAGACCTTTCTCTTCAAGAACTTCCAGGGCGCCTACACAGGCCACAACGCGGATGCCACCACCAGTCAGGCAGAGTTTGCGTGGTGGAATGAGACTCATTCTTCTAAGTGGTTCTATCAGAGAATGTATAGGCCTCCGAATGAGGTCACTCCGAAACTCACACCCAATGAACTCTTCGAACGGCGAGTTCAACGGGATAAATCGCGGCTCCACACCTACAACCAGATTCTAGAGCAGATTCACACCAGGATTTATTCAGCATCACAACTTGATAATCACCCTGCCTATGTGATGTATACAGTACCCCCTTTTGTGCTCGGACTGCCGAAGATTGACCTACAGGACTGCATTGTCTATGTCGTCTATCAATTGCGCCAATCAGGGTTTCATGTGCGCTATACATACCCTAATCTGCTCTATATCAGTTGGGAGCATCATGAAAAAGAATATCTTCTCCATCAAAATCCCATTATTCAGGCGATGATTCCTGACAAGAAAAAGAAGGGTGTTGGATTCGCCTTGCCTGGGCCCATTGAACAGCAAGTGGCAACGGTTCCGCGTAAGTTGGCCAGTGAGTACAAACCGCCGGCTCAGTTCGTTCAGACAATGGAACGCCCGCAGGCAGATAAAAAGAATTCGGTGCTTCAGGACCTCTGGATGTTTTCTTAAGCGCGTTTTCTGGTCTTAGATTTCTTGCTTTTGTTTTTATTTCTCTTTTTCAAGGATTTTCTACGATACCGTCCGCCTCCTTTGTATTTATCAAGTATTGCTTTTGCTTCAGGGCTTGCAATATCATATAGTTTTACACCGTCTACCGTTATATTAGCATTTGCACCAGCATTTAACAAAGGTTCAATAAATTCTGTATAATTATTTTTTACAGCCAGCCATAAAGGAGTTACTCCAAAAGGATATGAATTTTGAACATAAATGTATGGTGGATCTAATGCATGTTGTTTTGTAAAATTAATAATATCATTTTTTGACTTTAATTTTTCCGCTGGATTTGAGGAGTCGAAATTTATCGCATTTATTAAATTAATCATGCCTATAATATTTTGTTTTTCCTCTTCTGATTTATTATAGTTTGAAATTTTCTTATATAAAAAATCTGCTTCGATGTTTGCCGGAAGCATACGTCGTGGGAGACCAGAAGCCATTCTATTCATATATAACTTTTTATATAAAATATGAAAATTTGAATAGATTTATTGTATTAAGTCTTGATAGAAAATGCTTAAGTTTCTTCTATCAATACTCTTTGTATCAACTGCTGCACAGAATACAGGTGGCTCTGGACTGGGTGGCACAAATCAGACGAACCCCCTCACTTTTCTTGATACGACTCGGGCACCTATTGTAGGAAATTACACTCTCGGCTACATTAATAATACAGTTCAGAATCGCTGCCACCGAGCAATTGCCAAGTTTCGGGCGCAGGCTACGGGTGTAGTGGATTCACTGAGTATGGGAGTCTATTCCCAGGCTGCCCCATTGACGTGTGGAATCAGTTTCGTACTTAACACCTTTCCCGCAGGAGTCTTAATTGGCTCCTCGCTTCTCACAACCTTTACGGACCTCGTGGCTGCGAAGCCTGGTACGGACGAATATGTTCAATTCAATGCAACACCTGCTTCATGGACAGTAGCTTCTGGAATGAATTACACCATTACAATTCTACCTTTCTCGTGGGCCAGTGGCCCTGCTGGGACTAGCGCAACACAGCACTGTGTATTTGACATCCCCTATGGAAATCCTGGGCTTCCAAATGCGGTGACTGGACAATATGGTCCCACAGCTCTTCCTTGCGGTTCAACTCCATGGACAGCCGACAAGGCCGGTGATGGTTGGGCCATGCAACTGCTCTTGGCCGGCCGTCCTGCACAAGTGATTCTACCGAGTGCATCATCAAGCCACACTCCTACACCGACCTCTACAATTACGCCTACTCCGAGTCAGACTGGAACGCCTACACCGACTGCAACCCCCACTGGAACTCCTACAAATACGGAGACTCCTACGGTTACACCCGCACCAGGCTCAACACCTTCAAATTCAGCTACGCAGACGCGTACACCGAGTCGTACACCCTCCATTAGTCATACGGCAACTCCTAGTTCATCTGTAACTTCATCCGTTACACCCACAGAAACCCCGAGCCCTACCCCCAGTCTTCGTATTGGAGCCTCTCCTTCCGTGACCCCCACAGAGACACCTGGGCCTACCGATTCTCCTTCACCAAAGCCAGTTGCAGGCCTTGCAGCTGCACCTATTGTTGTGGCTGGACCGCAGGGCGCATCTACCGGTACTGTAGTGGGCGCGGCCATTGGTGGAGCTCTAGTTGTAGTTGCAGTCATTGGTGTGGCTATCCGTTTCCGCATTGTATCTGCACAGCTCAATGGCTCCCCGAAGATAGCCTCGTGGAGGGCAAATGTGAAGGGAAAAAAGCGCCCCGAATTTGAAATCGGAACAAATCCTACAGTTGTAAATAATCCGACAATGATTATGCGTATAAATCGTATGAGCACAGCCCCTACTCCTGTTCGCGAGGAGGTATAGTGTGAAGGAGGCTTATAAGTTTAGCGGCCTTCACAGGTCCGAATCGCTGCTTCTCTGATATTTTTATTTCCGCAAGTTGTGCCTCTGTCGCTGCCCAAACGGCCGTGAGTGAGCCGAGTTCCTTGAGCAAGGCCTCGGCAGTCGCAGGACTAATTCCCTTACAGCAGGTTAAGACACTCACTGCAAAAATATGCGGGTCATCGCGCTGCTCGCCCTTTGTGTGATTTTTAATGGTGCTTGTATAGGCTGTGATCTTGCCGTCACGAAACTCGGCCTGGTCCTCCTGCCACTTTGCGGCCAAGGTTGTCAAGAACTGCGCAGTCTCCTTGGCATCTGCCGTCTGAAAAAAAGTAATCTTGTGAACAAACGGCAAGCGCACGAGCCACTTGAGCACGACCTCCTTAGTATAGGACCTGGTCTTGTTCAAATCACCCTCAATAATGTAGGCAATATGTGCACCTGACTCGGTGGCGTACGCTTGAAGGCGCGTTCGTTGCTCTCTATAACGGCCATCTGACATTGACGCCTCCAAGTCATGGACCTCCTTGCGTTCGACAATAATTCCACCTGGCGCCACAGCACCGCTCGTCTCATCCACGCCAATCCAGGCATCACCAACAGGAAGCATCTTCACTTTCCATGTAGGCATTAAGGTGATAAGTTCTCGTTCACGATTATCTAATAGAAACATACTAGATATGCGTAAAAAATCTTTAACTCTATACATATGCTTTTAATTCATCTAGACTTTCATCTTTATTTGAAATAGTAATATGCTTTAATTTCATCTCCCTACAGAGTGTCTTAAATCGTAGAGTTGGATTAAGATACTCACATACAAGTGTATCCTCTTTAGAAAACATAACATTTATTAATCCTGCGCCATGGCATCCAACAACAACAGATGCATTTACAAAATGACGCACCTGTTCTTCAAAAGGCATATTTTCAAGAATAATTTTTTTAAAGTCGACTGTATATTTTTCTTGTAAATAACTTTCAACTGTATCAAAATTTTTTATCTCACGAATCTCTTTTCCATTTTTTAATAAATGTGGCACAGTAACTTCTATTTCTGGATCTCCTATTAGAGTAACATGTTCACCTCGCTCGATTAGTAAAATTTTAGGATATTTTTGATCTCTTTTTGTTTCATCAATTGAATATCGATTAAAAATATATTGGCGAAAAATATCTATTTTTTCCCTAGTTAAAATATGATAATGTAGTGCTTCAAGACGAACCGTAGGTAAATAGAGTTTATTAAAATCATCTTCCAGAAGTTCTACATTTTTCACTTGCATAATATCTTCATAGAGTCTACTAAAGGTTCCAATTGTCTGTAGAAAACTTTTTTCTCTGTATACAGTTCCATACGTATAGGTTTTAGCTAAAACTTCGGGCATAACACAATCATAAATAAAATGTGCATATCGAAAAAGACAACTTGGAGGATTAAAAATTCTCACTTTTATTCCAGACATTTATAATTAAAAAGAGTTTATTTCCATGAAGAGGACGGATAGAGTGCGTCTATTTTTATCGAATCTTTATAGTGTTCAACAAACTGACAGAGTTTATATATCTCTTCTTTTGTAAGATAAATAGGCTGTAGTCCTAAATTTAAAAATTGATCATTCTTTACAGTAAGTTCATTTGATTCCTTCTCATTTCTTGGATTAGGTAAATATTCATACGGACACTCAAACATACTTACAATATCAATGAGTCGATGTGTTTCTGTAATTTGATTATATATTTGAACTTTATCTTCCGTTGGTGGATTTTGTAAGGCGAGTTCAATACAATCCATGCTATTTTCAATATGAATAAATGCGCGAGTTTGTTGACCTTTTCCATAGAGAGTAAGTGGTATTTTTGCCACAGATTCTACAATAAAACGATTCAATACAGTTCCGTAATCAGAATCGTAATCAAATCGATTTATAAGATCTTCATGAAGGAGCGTCTCTTTAGTCTGTGCGCCCCAGATTATACCCTGATGTAAATCTGTAATTTTTAGTTTATAATTTTTTTGATAGAACTGAAAAAGAAGTGCATCTTGAGATTTTGTCATATGATAGATTGAACCAGGATAGGTTGGATGATAAATTTCAACAGGTTGTTTTTCAATTTCAACTGTTATGTATCCTTCAGGAATAACTGTATTTGGAATAACTCCATATCCATAGACACCCATTGTTCCCAAATGAATAAGATGAATACTTCTATCAATGTCTATAATTGCTGAAAGTATATTGTGAGTCGCTTGTATATTGTTAGTTACAGTATATCGCCGTGTAGTTGAATTTTTCATTGAATAGGGTGCAGAACGCTGTTCACCTAAATGAATAATTGTCTGCGGTTTGAATTCATGAATCACTCTACAGAGATTCTCGTATTCTATTGACAGGTCGATTTCTTTAAAGTAAATTTTGCGACCGGTCATTAAAAACCATCTATCAATTCGCGCTGTAATCTCTTTAATTGGAGTTAAGGATGTTATTCCGAGTTCTTTATCAATTGCTCGCCTTGATAAATTATCAAGTATTAGAATTTCATGATTTTTTGAAGAGAGTCGTAAACTAAGGGGCCAACCACAAAATCCATCTCCTCCCGCTAAGATAATTCTCATTAAAAGGTAATCTGAAAATATATTTAACCTTTGGTAAAGTCGCCAAGTTTCCAAGATTTGAAGAAACAGGATAACAGAATCTGAACATCGCCCAGACTTGTATGAAGTAGTTCTGCACGAGGCTCAGTTCCAAAGCAGTGCATATAGAATCGCTTCAGATTTGCACACATATAGCGATCACCAGGGCGAGGATTTGGCCACGGAATCTTACAGATTTCTCGCGATCCTTCCATTGTACAGAACTCCTTGGCTGGCCAGCGAATCTTGGGAGTGCCTGGTGCCCAATAGAGTGCAGCCGCAGAGATGACATTCTTGTCAAATTCCATGTTGTGCGCAATATAGAGTCCACAACGATCCAAATCGGCCTGGAATTCAGTAAGAACTTTGGAAAGAGACACACCCTTTTCAGCAGCGAGTTCAGTCGTAATTCGATGGATTTTGCTACTCTCTGGAGGAATTGTCCAGCCGTCAGGTTTAATTAAGTAGGACTTTGTGTTGACTATGGCTGCGCCATCTGTAACAATCCAAGAGATGGATACGGGTTGTGGCCAATTATCCTTTCGCACATGCGCAGGAAGATTACGGTACTTAGGAAGTCCCGTAGTCTCAGTGTCAAAGAAGAGTGCAAGCATATTTAGCTTTGATAGTGCATACTTAGTAAGTCAAATTTTGTGCACCTACGACCAATTCTCCTGGGCAAAGGTCGGGGCCATGCTGCGTTCAAGCCCAGATGTCGGCTTCGTGTAATCCCAACGATTGGTGCGCCCCTTCGGCCCAGGAGTAAAGAAGGGGTCAAGTCCAACATTGATATCGGCCGATGTAGGGGGTACGGTGATCGTCGCCTCGCCTGCTGATGCGACCGCGCTCATCTTCGCAGGTGCCTCCTCATCTTCATAGATGATTTTTTCGTCCTTCTTGCGAACACCTACGATCTCAAAGACATTATTGGGCTTCTGAACCACCGTGGGGACCAAGCCCTTTGCATCGTAAATCTTCTTGATGAGTTTGTTGGCATCGTCAAGATCATAGGTTGTAAGACTCTCTGCATGTGTCGGCTTGTAGGTCTGTAAAATCTTCCGCTCCTCCATTTCAGTCGCACTGGTGTCCGGAGGCTGTAGAGATGAACCGTCAATTTCACCATAAGGATTGAATCCAGATGCTGTATCTTGAAAGCCTTCGTTGTACATTGAATCTTGGTACTTCTGTTGGCGCTTTGTAGCCTTTGCTTCTTCAATTGCCTGTGCCTCATCAGTTGCATTCTTACCATAGGCAAGTGATGCTGGAGCACTTAGTGTTTTACCTGCAGCATCGCGCTCACGCAGTTCAGCAAATCCCTTTTGGAACACAGCTGAATTTGGCGGCTGACCCGACCAATCGAGTGGGCGCTGTGCAGTGAGTCGATTAATCTCCTCCTTAGACATTTCCTTGTCCGTCTCGTACTGTGAAATGAGATTGAGTTCATAATCATCGACTGAATAAATTGGCGTTGTCACATAGGGTGCGGCAAAATTCTGCTCCATGATGACATCATTCGGTGAATTAGGCCTCTTATCGGGAAGCCACAGAAGATTTGCAACAAATCCCTCTTTCTGTTTCACACTTGTCACGAGCATTCCAATATAGGCCACGGCGACTAAAAGTATTGCTGCGATAAGAAGATTCATCCCCCACTACTACCGAGTCTAGACAAAATATCCGGCTTTTGTAGAGAATGGTCGCAAAGAAGACAAAGTCAAAGAGCAAGGCCAAGACTAGAAAGGCCAGCAAAATGCGTATGGGCAGAATCATGTCACCGGTTGATGTTCGTTCAGCCGATAAGATTGGCATGTTTGAAGGCATGCTGGGCTCAGGTCCCATCACGCTTGTACTTGTCTATGCGGACTGGTGCGGTCATTGCCAGCGGTTCAAGAAGGACACGTGGAATGACTTAACTGCCATGTCAAATCGGAAAATGAATATTGCAGCGGTTCGTGATGATATGCTTCCCAAGACGAGTCTGGCCAATTCCAAGATTAAGGGATATCCGAGCCTGATGCTTGTAGGCACAGATAAGCGTCCTGCAGAGTTTAGCGAGGAGGGTGAAGTCACCAATGCAATGCCGAGCAATGAAAAGAAGAATCTTCAGAGCCTTCTCCAGACGCCCCTTCCTAATGTAAATGATACTCTATCTGCGGATCAAGGCATGGTGACGCCAGTAAAGACGGGGAGTCCCACAATTGCTCCTTCAGCAGGCATCAATTCAAAGCCGCCGAGTCCTATGGCAAACCTTACAGGTACGCTCAAGCCGCCGTCGCCCACTATGGCTGCGAATGCGAGCCAGGATGAAGTGGATGAGGCGATCATGAATCAGCCTATTTCTGCACCACCTGAAAATGATATGGAACTCGTGGAGTCAGCTGAGGCAACACCCTCAGAACGACGCACTGCACCGATTGGTGGTGGAAATCTCTTAACAAGTCTGATTCGTCTTGTGAAGACGAGTTCAAAGGCTTTTATGAAGAAACGTGCGACTCGTCGCAAGGGCAAGGGCAAGGGCAGCAAGTAAAAACTTGAATGGTTTTGTAGGGATACTAAACACTAAGAAAAGATGCTATTTCACCTTCTAGACGTACTGGCTCATGATTCAAAAATCGAGAGCGAGGACGGTGCAACTTGGCATATGTGCGAACGAAAAAAGGCCGATGGAGACACCTACACGACTCGTATGAAAAATAACAATTATATGGGTCGTGAATTTCAGATTGAACTCTTTGGAGTCACGGAGACAGGTTCTCAGGTTCATGTAAATGTAACCGGCTTTTGTCCGTCTTTCTATGTGGAACTGCCTGATGCAGGGGCCTTCACAGAAATTCAGTCGGTCGTCAATAAAGTTCTGAAACCGAAGTGTAGCGAGTGCACTCCAAATGTAGTCATTGAGTTCGAAAAGGTGCAGCGCAAGCGCCTGTTTGGCTACACTGCAAATCGTGAGTTTCCAATGGTGAAGATCAGTGTGAATAGCCTAGACCTCTTTCGAAAGGCCAGGAAACTGTTTCTTGATGAAAAGATGAATCCCATCTTTCCCTACAAGACTCGATTCCTTGAAGTGTATGAAGCAAATCTCGACCCGCTCCTACGTTTCTTTCATACCCAGGATATTGAGCCGTGTGGCTGGGTTGAACTCGATGTGCAATGCGATGATGTGGAGGAATCACTTATCAGCTGCGATTACACTGATATTAAGAAGCCTACGAAGCGCCCTGGAAAGTCGGGACTTGCGCTACTGGCTTCATGGGATATTGAATGTTATAGTCCTGATGGTGATTTTCCCGTTCCTGAGAAGCTTCAGTATCCGATTATTCAGATTGGTGTGGTACTTGTACGCGCAGGTGAGGCACCTCAGCGACATTGCTTTGTCTATTCTGATGAAAAAGACATCTGTGCAGATGTTCCAGGGGTAACCATTCATCGTGCAGCAAGTGAAAAGGAGCTGATTCTTGATTGGGCCGCGCACATGATTGAATGGAGTCCTGATATCTGGATTGGCTACAATATCTTTGGTTTTGATGAACGCTATGTGTGGAAGCGTGCTGAACTACTTGGTTGTGTACCTGCCTTCCAGGGCTTCTCTCGCTATGAAGATGAGACTGTTAAACTTCAGGAGAAGATGCTCAGTAGTAGTGCACTTGGAGATAATCGTCTCTACATGTGGAACTCGGCGGGTCGTCTTCAAATCGATCTCTATCATTACATCAAGCGTATGGAGGCCCTGCCGAGTTATAAGCTAGACGATGTGACAAGTCATTACATGAGTGGTAAACTCAAGGGAATTAAACAGGAAGCCGCAGGCGCCCTGATTACACTGAAAACCTCTGTTACAAAGGACGTGCGTCTTGGGCGCAGCATCAAGATTCTTGATGAGACGGGTGAGCCCGTTGCCGAGAAGTGTTCCGTTGAACGGATTGGAGACGGCGAAATTGTTGTACGAAACACAGGGGAACCCCTTGATGATCTGGATCTACAACTCGCAACCAAGTGGGCCATCGTAAAAGATGACGTTCCACCGGCAGAGATTTTCCGTCTTCATCGTGAGGGTGGAGCGGTTGGCAGGGCGAAAGTTGCAGATTACTGCGTTCAGGATTGTAATCTCGTAATTGAGCTCTTTAATAAGCTTGATGTCTTCAATAACGCCATGTCCATGGCGAATGTCTGCTCAGTGCCCGTAAACTACATCTTTACACGAGGCCAGGGAATCAAAATCGAATCACTCATCTTCAAGGAGTGTGCGGCCCGTGGGCAGGTCGTGAAGGTTCTGGAATCACCACGCCAGGCATCGGATGAACTTTCGGATGATGAACCTGTTGAAGAGAGTTATGAGGGCGCAATTGTCTTTGCGCCGAAGCCCGACTTCTACTTTGATGCGCCTGTAGGTGTGTGTGACTTTGCGTCGCTCTATCCTAGTTCAATTATTAGTGAAAATATCAGTTATGATACGCTCGTCTGGGTGAAAGACATTGCCCCTAATGGAACTGTGAAGTTTTCCTATGGAGGTGAGCCTACCGTTGTCGAGCCTGATGTTCGATTCACAGATATTGAGTTTGATATTCTGCGACCGGACCCGGCGGATACTCGCAAGCATCCTGAGAAGATTCGCGATGGACTGCGTGTCTGTCGTTATGCACAGAAGGGTGATACGAAGGGAACTCTACCTGATATTCTCCAGAAGCTGCTGGCAGCCCGTAAGGCGAAACGCAAACAGGCGGAGAAAGAGAATGATCCGTTCGTGAAGGCGCTTCTGGATGCTGAGCAGCTGGCTTACAAACTTACGGCCAATTCACTTTATGGCCAGTTGGGCAGCCCGACCTTCAAGATTCGTCTCCAAGCGCTGGCTGCATCGACGACTGCCTATGGTCGCAAGCAGATCACCTTCGCAAAGGAGGCGATTCATCAGTTCTATGGTGCACCTGCTAAAAGGACCGATTGCTGTGCGGAGCTGGTCTATGGTGATACGGATTCACTCTTTGTGAGTTTTAATCCACGGGGGCCTGATGGGGCTCGGCTACAGGGTCGCGAGGCTCTTGTACGTACGATTGAACTGACGGAGGAGTGTGGTAAGTTTGTCACGGCGGGTCTGAAACCGCCCCATGACTTTGAGTATGATAAAGTCTTCTGGCCGTTTGTCATCTTCAGTAAGAAGCGCTATGTTGGAAACAAGTATGAGGAATCGCCCGACCATTTCAAGCAAAATTTCATGGGTATTGTTCTGAAACGGCGAGATAATGCGCCGATTGTGAAGACAATCTATGGTGGTGCCATTAATATTCTTCTAAACAAGCGAAATGTGGCGGAGGCGGCCGAGTTTGTGAGGACAAGTCTTCGTAAGTTGGCGACTGGAGCGGTCAGTCTTGGCCAACTTACCATTACGAAGTCGCTTCGAGCGAACTATGCAGACCCGACTCGAATTGCACATAAGGTACTTGCGGATCGTATTGCTGAGAGAGATCCTGGTAATGCGCCGGCCTCAGGCGACCGTATTCCGTATGTCTATATTGTGAATCCTGGAGCAGAACTGCAAGGCGACAGGATTGAACTCCCTTCGTATGTTCGCGAAAAGGGGTTGAAGCCCGATATTCCGTATTATATTGAACATCAGTTGAGTAATCCACTGGCGCAGCTCTTTGCACTTCGTGTCGAGGAGATACCCGGCTACAGGCCACCTGCTGGTGGATGGTCGACAAATGAAGACAAGCGTGCGGTGGAGAGGGAGCGCATGGCGGCTCAACTTCTGTTTGGTGAAACTCTGCAGAAGTGCTCGGGTCAGCAGAATCTGTTGGCGATGGGCTTTGGCCGACCTGCTGCTTTAGCAGCGTCTGATCGACCTGCCGCGACGGCCGCAGCGCCAAGTATTACAAATCGTGTTGTGACAGTTGAGTCCGTTGCTCCGAAGGTTGTCAAGCAGGGAGTCTTAGACAGTTATTGGGGCGATCGCATTTTGATCTCTAGACTTGAAGAGAAACAGAAGGCATTAAAGAAAAATCAGGGAAAGAAATCAGATGGGACTAAGCCAAAGTAGAGAAGCTTTTCATCCATTTATCCTTGAAACGGCGGCTGGCGAAACATATGTTGAAGAGAGAAAACCCAGGGCGCATGCTCCATTTACAATTACACGACTAACTGCAGCAGAAGGACGCATTGCCTTAGCAAATGCAAATACAGTCGATGGATTTGAAGATGCTCTTTTTTTGGATAAAGTGAACGCAAAAGCGAGAGAAGGCCTCGGATATAGTCCAATGGATGGTCCTTTTCTTCCTCGAACTGTAGATGGCCTTCATGCTTCCATTCGTGTTGTCTGGATGAACCATTCGGCGGAGGCAGGCATGCCGCATACACGGGCTCCTGATATTGTCTGTATTCCGATGGATTATCCCGCACAACGGCTCAATGAGACACTCAAGCACGAATCCATTCATGTAGACCAGAGACAGCGACCCGAGGCGTGGTTGAAGTGGTGTGTTTCTGTAGGGTGGACACTTATACGAGAGGAGGAGATTCCTGAGCGTTGGGTTCGTCGTTGCCGACTGAATCCTGATACAATGGCGTATCGTTTTTTTGCATATAATAATCGCTATGTGCCCTTACCAATGTATGAGCGTGATGATAAACCGCGCATGCGTGAGACGAAGATTCACTGGTGGGATAGAAAAACAGGATATCTATTGAAGGATACACCCTCCGATTTGAAACTCTATTTACAAGGAGTGTTGAATCCAGAGCATCCGTTTGAAATTGCGGCGTACAAAGATATTCATCTAGATTAGAATGGCCGAGCAAGAACCAAGTGAAAATACAGAGATTGACTTATCAAATGAGAAAGTAGCACCCTCAAAAACAGCAGAAGAAATAAATGCAGATTTTGGAAAGGCTGCAGAAGCTGCCGAGGCAAGTCGTTTAGAGGCTTCATCTGGATTTCTTAATCCTTTAGCAAAGAGAAAGGTAGGAAATCGAAAGGGTTTGCTCCAAGGCAGTAAAAATTTAACACGTAAGAAGAAGAACAATAAACCGAATAATAATAAAAACAAAAGGCTTGCTACCCTGAAGGGATTTGCCAAGAAACAAACTACACCAGTATCTCTTTTTTCCAAAGAAAAACAAGAATCAAGAAAAGCCAGCAGTAATGCAAATGCAAAGAAAAAGGCAGTGGCAGAATTCAATAGTAAAATAAAAGAATCTGAAAAAAAACTTCAAGAAGCAAAGGCGAAACTTCCTGAATTAGAAGTAAAACTACGCAAAGCCGAGGAGGCGATATCTCCATTAATTGTTGCTCTTACATTTCAAACAAAACGTACAGATTTAGGTAAAGTTAAAAAACAAGAAGCAATTGATGCTGCGCAAAAAAAGGTTGATGCTGCTCAAGAAACACTTGCACCGATTCGTTCTGAAATTGCCGAGGCAAAAGAAACAGTTAAACAAGAAGAAGCTGCTGTAAAAGATATAAGAGCAAGTAAATCTCCTTTAGAAAATGAGTTAAAATCTGCAGAAGCAGTAGCTGCTCAGGCAAAAAAGACTTTACAGAATAAACGTGGTGAATTTAGAGAAAACTCTCGTTCTGGAACAGGAGAAGCACTTAAATTATTTTTAGAAAAACCCGACGTAGAATCAAACAATGCAAATAATAGTGAAAAATCTCAAAGAGCCGCTTTAGTAGCAAAAAATTTAATTAAAAATACACTTGAAGAAAATGAAAAGGCAGCAGTTGCTGCAAAGGCAGCGAAAGTTGCTGTTCAAAATTCAGAAAAGTCCACAGAACAACTTGCTGAGATAGCGGACTTAGCTGAAAAAACACTTGCAACACTTGAAGCAGAAGCTACTGCAAAACTTGACGCATTGAGTGCAGCGCGCAAAGAGTTGAAGGTAAAAGAAGAAGAATTTAGTCCAATAGATGATGAGCATAATAATAAACCTAAGAATGAACAAATAAAGGAGCGTTTTAATAAAGCAAAAGCTGCTGTGACTCAAGCAAAAACAAAAGTTGCTACTCTTCGTAAAGAAGTGGATAATGCTGAGAAAGCTTCTAGTAATGCTAAGAAAATCGCAATTCAAACAAGGAGTGCTGCAATAAAGGCAGGTATTAAGATTGAAAAGGTAAATACAATGTTTAAGAATAATAACTCTCAAGAAGAAAATAGTGAAGAGGAATCTATTGTAGAGCTTCCTGCTCCTAAAGCTGCTCCTGAAGCGGCTCCTGCTCCTGAAGCGGCTCCTGCTCCTGAAGCGGCTCCTGCTCCTGAAGCGGCTCCTGCTCCTGAACCTCTTTCTGAACTGGCTCCTAAAGAGCCTCCTAAAGCTGTTTCTCCAGAGGCAACACCACTTCCAGATTTACCTCCTGGATGGGAAGAACACAGGAATAATCAGGGTGAGGTATACTATAGTAATGGTACAATAACACAGTGGGAACGACCTAATAGTTCAAGTATATCAAATACAAAACCTACAGAGAATTCTGAGTCTCAACTCGCCGAAGAAAAGGCGGCGAAGGCTGCTGTAGAGGCTGAAGTTGCTGAATTGAAGGCGCAGATTGCAGAACTCACGGCTGCGAAGGAGTCGGCTGAGGCTGAAGTTGCAGAACTCAAAGCAAATCAGGCCAATAAGCCCCAAGAAACAGCTGAACCTACACCTCCCAATAATTTAAATTCTCAAAATACAACTTCGAATAATCCTCAACCTTCTGAAGAAGAACAGATTCTGCAGATTCTGAAAAATGGAGATGACGGCTTTCCTCCTCTAGCACTTCCAGAAAATCCTAAAACAAACTTTGAACACGCAATTAAACCTTTCTACGATAAAATGGTTTCAGATCCTA